GTTTTAGTTATAGTTTTTACTATTTCCGTAAATTGGTCTACATTATCAGTTGAGTTTAAAATACTTTCAGGTGAATTAGCGTTCAAAGAATTATCACCAATCGCAACTACTTTAGCAATTGCACCAAACTTTGAAGGCATTGATAAAGCTCTTACCTGATAATCTTTTGATGTCACTGCTCTATTTTGTGATGCAAAATTAGCTAATGCACTTTCTCTAATCTCTTCTATTGTATCAAATCCTCTTCCTCCCTTTGCAGGTATTTCGTTTTCAACTGCAACTGAATTTTTGATAAACGTATATACGGTATCATCTAAATCTAACATATCTACTAAATCATTATCAAATGTAATTGATGATATAGTTGTCAAATCTCCTTGTGGTACATTTGAACTAATTCCTCCTCCTACTAAATAATTTATCGTTAATGTAGTATTAGATGGTGATTGACCATATGATTTTGTTTTTAAAAAATTGGTTGGGTCATATGATTCTCCCATTCTATCGATTGAACTATTTAATCCTAATCCTACATTTTTAACGTTTGGTATTAAAAGTTCATCTGATAAAGAACTATCTCCACCTCCAAAATGAATTGATGTGGTAAAATCATCGTTTACTCTACTTACAAATCTTCTACTAGTTTTTAATAATTTTAAAAGGTATGGTACAGTTTCTTTAAATTGATATAAATCTGGGTCATTAGATTCTGCATTAGGATAATCAATATATATTGTTTCTTGTGCCAAATATGGGACTTCATACCATTTATTACCCTCATCATCTATAACAGATTCAATTGATATAACATTTGTTTCCGGTAAAATCAATGATGCAAATGATTCAGCTGAAGTGAAAGTTTGAGTGTATTCTTTTTCTGTAGCTGATATTGCCTGAATTTGCTTCTTAATTAAATAATAATTAGGAACGTTAAAATCTGATAAATTATATACAGAAATTTCTCTATCGATTGGGTCACTAAAATCCAATGATTCAACGGTTCTAAAAGTAATTTCAGAATTAGATGTAGATGTTATCGTTAATCCAGAATTAAGTCTCAATAAGTATCTAGTATCCAATTCACCTGCGTTATCTGCTTTACATAATTGATATACAGATAATGTTGTTACTGCTGGTGCAGATGATTTTGGTTTATACCCCAATAAGTTAGCTAATGCAAATACATTTTTTTCTTCGGATGCATATTGTATTAAACTCTCTTTTAAAGAAGCATCGGTATAATAACCTAATACATCTCCTATGTAAGATGCCATTTCAATAAACATCATACCAGGTGAGGTTTCATTAAAATCGTTATATGTACTTGGGAAATATGTTTTAGCATATTCCATTAAGTTATTCCTAAACGATTCGAAATCCTTACCTAAATAAGAAATATCTCTACTATTTCTACCTATGTTTTTATTTGTTACCTTAAATGCCATTATTCATTTATATTAAATGTTATCGTTTCTAAATTTTGTTGTCCAGCAACTCTAAAATTCAATGTAACTGTAAAGAAATAGGTATCTCTGTTTGTGTTTGTTTGGTCTACTAATATTTCATCAACCGATATATACGGCATCCACTCTTGAATAGCTCTATCAATAGAACGTTCAATTTCTGATTCTAAATCATCAGTATTTTGATTAAATAACGTATTATATAAATCTGTTCCGAAATTAGGATGCATTAATCTTTCACTCTTTCTTGTAAGAATTAGATTTTTTATATTAGATTTAACCTGCTCCGAAGTTTGGTAAGATTGAGCAAAATAACCACCATTCCCTCTTTGAATTGGAAGAGTGATTCCGATTGCTACCCTATCCTTTTCAGGTAGGTCTTTTACTAACTTAGGGCCGGTTATAATCGCCATTATCTATTTTTATCTTTACTTGCTTTCAAAACCGCTGCACTTCTTGCTATCGCTTTATCTAATATATCGTTTCCAGTACTGATTGGTGCTGATGGGTTAGAATATTGTGGTTGCATTCCCATCTGTGGATTACCATACCCAATCATTTCAGGTGTTAATGTCCCATACTCCCCATCTGTTCTAGAAAAGTTAGGTCTTACCATTGTTTCGTTTAAAACTTGATTTAATAGAGGATTTCTAGATAATGTCTTTTCTTCTCTATCTCTGTTAAGAATTTTGTCAGCCAAATCGAACGGGTCAGCGCTTTCCTCTACCAAATTCATAAGAGATGAATTATTAGATTTTGCCACAGGTTGCGATTTTTTAACCTCAGCTAATACCTCTTTTCTAATCTCTTCTTTAATAAGGGAAATTTCTTTTTTAACTTCCTCCTGAACGATTATTTGAATTGCTTTAAATAGTTTGTTCGTGTCCATACATTGTTTGTTGTTTATATAAATATTTAGTTTTATTATTTGGTAAAATTAAGCTAAAGTGGAGGTACTACTTAATTTAGTTTCTACCTGAGCCAACCATGCTTGAGTTGAACTTATAGGAATAATTCCTAATTTACTAGCTATCTTAAACCCTCCCTGTCTTATAAGAGAATACGCATCACTTCCTATTTTGTTCCCAATCAATCCTTCGTTATTCACTCTTAGATTAGTAAAATATTCAGCCAAATCCCTAGGGTCTTTCATCCCCTTTTCATATACCTCATTTACTCTTTTTCCAAACGCTTTAAACCATCCAGGTCCATTCCAAGTGGCGTATGCAAAATTCCACATAAGTTTACCATTTGTTGGTATTAATGCTCTTAATTGTGGATTTTTAACAAAGTTATTTAGATTTCTATCAAAACTAACCTTCATTATTTTTGCTGCTAATAGTACTAATTGAGATTTTAGTGGGTCAGGTGGTATATAATTATATGACCAATTATCCCATGCGTTCTGAGCATCGATTAATTTAAAAAATGCTACGCCATCCGTTGGGTTGTTTTTTTCAATATTTCCAGCGATTCTATCCAATCCAAACATAGTTTCACCACTTTTGTGATATCTCTTATCTTTGATAAAGGGTGTTCGTGTACTTGCTCTATAGTGTTTATGTCCAGGAACATTATAAGGATGGTCTACAACCATTGCAGGATTTCCATAACCTCCTTCAACCGTAGCAATAATTTGTATAGCTGCTTCTAAGAATGTTAACGGCTCATCTGTTATCGGCCTTTTAGATATACTTAAATCACCTTCTCCTCCAGAACCGTCTCCAGCTGCCTGTGCATTGTAAGCTGCAACAATAGCATCGGCATTTCCTAATAAATCAGGCCTATCTCCTAATCCTAATGCTAAGAAAGCACTATCAAATGATAATTGATTTGATAAAATTGCAGCACTCGCATTTGTAGTAAATCCTAACCAATTTACTATACCGGGAGTAAGTACAGCAGCAGGTGGTGCCCCCAACATTGCCATTACATTAAATATTCCACTTACGGTTCGCAAATGTATATCCGCGGCGGTAATGAAATTATTTATAAAGGTATCTACATTAGGTTCTCCTTTATAAATAAAAGTAGGTATCTGTGCGGTTGTTCCTGGATTGGTACATAATATACTTAATACTGATAACGATGGAGGTGTATATCCCGGTGGAACAAGTGCGAGTGGTTTCATTGGAGCAAGAGTTGCACCTGTCCAATATGTTACAAACCCATTTGCCAAAAATTTAATTAAATCTAATTGTTCAGGTGATGTGGCTTGTTGTAAAAATACAATTTTAAACATTGCCTCCATTCCTGCAACATTACCTGCTAAAACCGGGTTACCGGCTACTAAATCTCCAGCCGGTGGCACTTTCATTGCCATATCATATGCAATCGCCAATTGTTTAGGTAACACATCGTAATCTAATGGATACGATTCCATTACCGCTCTCACTTGTGTTTTAAACCCATCCCATCCTGGCATATATAAAAATTTATTAAGCTACCCCAACTTTTTTTGATAACATTGAACCCAATCTTCCTTTAATTTGAATAAGTTTTTCCTCCATTGCAGGATTCATACCACTAACAGGTCCTGCTGGTGTAAGTAAACCACCTGCTTTAAGGTTTTCTATTTCAGTTATAATTTCTATTAAAATATTTTTTAATGATTCACCCAATACCGCTGGTTGTACCAATATATCACCCAATCGTATCTGCCCAGCGTTTCCTATATATAAAGTTATGTTCTTATCTGGAGCTTGAATATCAATATTACCTTTTGAATTTATGTTTGCACCTAACTCAGTATCAACGGAAAAAATTCCATCGGTAATTACACCATAATGACCTTTAGACCAAAATATCATCTCATTTATTCTAGATGAAAAAACTAATCTATCGGATGATATTATAATCTGATTACCATCTAATGAGGGAGGATATTTTTCAAATGCATAAGATTTTTTGGGTAAGAAACCTGGTAAAGGTATTGCTTTCTGTGGATTCATCTTAAAATTAGTAGTTCCTACAATCGGAAGAGGTGTTCCAGGTGAAAACGTAGATGAGTAATTCCCACTGCTTATTGCAATAGTAGAACCGTCTTTATTTATATCCTCTTCTACTTCACCACCTCCTAATATTCCCGATACAATTCCACCTAATAATCCTTTTTTAGCTTCTCCATTTCTTATAATCAAAATTGGGCTACCACTACCGGCACCATTACTCATTCGAATCGATTGTCCATATCTAGATTGAATAACAGTATCTCCTTCATATAATTTTAATCGTTTAGCGGGTTTGGCACCTGTTAAACCTGCCAATGCACTTCCACCTGATAATGCCAATGATTTAAATGAGCTTATATCAGTAAGAGGAGATTTTGCCAAACCCTGTCTACCCTTCATTACACTTGAACTGATAGAGTCATTGAAATTGAATCTCCTATAGGAAGGTACGTTTGAATCATTAAATACTTCAACTATCTCACCTACCATCGGCACAGTTAAACACATTTCATCAATTGGGTATGCCGTTTTTGCAATACCTTTATTATTAAGACCCAATCCCTTTACGGATATTGAACCTGGAATTATATTATTACCAGTCGCATCTTTTTCAATTGAAAGGTACACTTTCTCAACAACTCCTAAATAAGTTGTTGGTTTACTTTGTACATTGTTGGAACTTGCGTTTACTCTATATTCACTTTTTGTGCTTAATAAATCTGCCATTATTTTTTGGTTTGTTCAAGTTTCCTTTGGATTTCTTCCAATTCATATTCAATATCATCTACTTTATCCATAGTTTTAGATTGAACATCCTTTGAAATTTTTTCCAATTCACCCAATAACTCTTCCTTTTCTTTGTCGGATAATAATCCTCCATCGTTAGTTCCTTTATATTCCATTGCAACGAATCTTTGTCCAATTGTTGCTAATCTAATCAGTATATCATCATT